AAAATCAAAGTATAGTTAAAGGAGTTATTGTTTAGTCGTGGCAGTTTCAAACGTAGAACTTAGAGTTGGAGCTACCCAAGCTATTACGGCCCTTAAGAATGTAAATACACAGGCACAAAAATTCAATCAAACTGTTAATGGTACAAATAGTAAGTTAAAAGATGCTAATAAAGCTTTGCCAATGCTTTCTAAAGGTTTTTTTGGAAGTGGTGTTGCAGCAAAAGGCGCGGCTATAAGTTTTAGAACTGCTGGGGCTGCTTTAGTGACAGCTTTAGCACCTATAGCAAAATTTGTTACTATTGCGGCTGCATTAGGAAAAGTATTCACAGATTTACAGGCTCAAGATTTTGCAAGTGCAAGAGTCAAAACACTTGGAGTTGATGTAGATAATTTAAAACCTAAACTTCAATCTTTATCTAACGAGTTAAGCGGTCAAGTATCGTCTTTAGATTTATTAGCAGCTTCTTATGACGTAGCTTCAGCTGGTTTTGGTGAAGTAGCAGAACTTTCTGACGTTTTAAAAGCATCTCAATTAGGTGCTACTGGTGGATTTTCTGAATTGGCTACTGTAGCAGATGCAACTACATCTGTTCTTAATGCATATGGCTTAGAATCAGATCAAGCAGCAAAATTAGTTGATGGATTTATACAAACTCAAAATGATGGAAAAATTGTTGTTGACCAATATGCACAGCAAATAGGACGTCTTGCACCTATAGCGGCTGGTGCTGGTGTTGGTATAGATGAATTAAACGCAGCTATTTCAACTGTAACTGCTACTGGTGTTCCTGTTGAATCTACTTTTGCTGGATTACGACAAGTAATTGCATCTATACAAAAGCCGACAAGTGAAGCTGCTAAAGCTGCTGAAAAGCTTGGGGTCGATTTTAGTGCAACAGCTTTAAGTACAAAAGGTCTTGGCGGAGTATTAGAAGAACTTGTTGCAAAAGGTGGGGCAAGCGAAGAAACTCTTGCACAATTCTTTGGGTCTGTCGAAGCTAGGACAGCTATATTGCCTTTATTGAATGACCAGTTAGTATCTTTTAATAAAAATTTAGAGAATCAAGCTAATTCACAAGGTAAAGCTGCAGAAGCGTCTGTTACATCTTCTAATACGATACAAGGTCAATTAACAAGACTTGGTTCAGCCTTTACAAATTTATCTACAGAAGGATCAGAATTTGGAATACTAATTAGGGAAACACTGAAAGTAACGGCTGTCACTGTAGAGGCTTTAGGATCTGCTTTCGTGGCTGTTGGTGGTATTGTAAGGGCAGTAACAGGTGGTATTGGTGAGATAGCAAAACAGATTAATCAGGTTTTAGGAATCAAAAGTTTAGATGTCGTTACACGTCTTGAAGAGGGTTGGATTGGAGTTAAAGAGGCGATCAGAGAATCAGCTGATCAAACAATATTTATTGGAAAGGTAATTGGTGGTGTTATAGGTAGAGTTATAAGAGCTTTAATAAATTTCAATTCAACTGTCAGAGGAATAATAGGAGACTTAATAAAAGGAATTGTTAACAAATTTCAGGAAGGAGTTCAGGCAATAATTGATGTAATACCTGAACCATTGAAAAGGTTATTGGGTGGTATTGAATTACCTGAGATAAAATTACCTTTTGACGTTTCTGATATAAAAGATGTTGGTAAAGATTTATTCAAAGGAGCAAAAGAAAATTTGGATAAGTTAAAAGATGGTGTTATCGAGTTTTCAGAGGTAGAAGTAAAATTAACTGAAGAAAATAATAAACAAGTTGATGCAAAAAATAAAATTGTTGCTACAAACGGCCAGATAAAAAAAGACTTAAAAGATATAAAAACAGAGACAAAAAATGTAACTGATGAAACTGATAAGTTAAAAGATAAATTTAATCAGATTGGAACAGAGACAAAAAATGTAACTGATGAAACTGATAAGTTAAAAGATAAATTTAATCAGATTGGACAAGATATTGAAAAAGGTATTGTTTCAAACCTAGCTGATGCGGTAGAAGGTACAAAGACTTTAGCCCAAGCAGCTGTAAGTGTTCTTAACGATCTTAAACGTAAATTAATTGAAGTAGCCATTCAACAAGCTGTGTCTGGTATTGGTGGAAAGATTGGCGGATTTTTAGGAAAAGTTTTTGGAGGTGGTAAAGCTGCTGGTGGACCTGTAGCTGCAAATAAAAGTTTTGTTGTAGGTGAAAAGGGACCAGAGATATTAACAATGGGATCTAGCCGTGGGTTTATTACACCAAACAACAAACTCGGTGGAGGTGACAATACTACAAATATTGTTAATGTTTCTGTTGATGCTTCTGGTTCTTCTGTTCAAGGTAATGACGCAGAAGGTCAAGAACTTGGACAACTTATTGCTTCTGTGGTACAAACAACAATAGTACAAGAACAAAGAGCAGGGGGGTTATTAAATAGGTAATGGCAACTTTTCCATCAATACAGCCCACTTATGGGATGAGAAAACAAAGCAACCCAAAAATTAGAACAACTCAACTAGGTGATGGGTACGAGTTTAGAACTTTATTTGGCCTTCCCTTAACACAAGACCCTAAAGTATATGATCTTACTTTTGTAGTATCTGAGGAGCAATCAGACATCATAGAGGCTTTTTTAAGAAGCAGGGTCTTTGATCAGGCAAGCTTTGATTTCACTCCACCAGCCGAAGGTTTTACAAAAACAGGAACTTATTCTCAAAGTGGCACTACATCTACAATCAGTATCACAAATCATGGCCTTGCTATCGGTGATGTCGTTACGATTGACTACACATCTGGCTCTGCTGTTGATGGTTCTTTTACAGTTGCTACAACGGCTAATGATAATACTTTCACTGTTACGGCTGCTGATGCTGCAAGTGTTTCAGGAAATGTTTCTGTTACTCTTTCTGGGGCTGGTAAGTTCGTTTGTGATTCTTGGTCTAAACAAATTCCCTTTAACAACAGAGCCGTAATCACTACAACCTTTAGAGAGGTGTTTGAACCATAATGGCAATTCCTATTGAAGAACTACAAAAATTAACTAATAAATCTGTTATTGAACTTTTTACGTTAACTTTAGATTCAGATTTACATGGATCAACAGATGTCACAAGGTTTCATTCTGGTGTTGGCATGAACAGTAATGCTTCAATTATTTGGCAAGGTAATACTTACACAAAATTTCCAATATCAGCATCAGGGTTTGAATATTCTATGGAAGGCAAATTACCAAGACCAACTTTAACAGTGTCAAATATTTTGGGAACTATTACTGCACTCATGGCAACCGTAAACGCTACGACACCATTTAATGATTTACAGGGAGCAAAATTTGTTCGTATCAGGACTTTAAGTCAGTTTTTAGATGCCGCAAACTTTCCTCAAAATGTAAATCCCTTCGGCACACCTGATAACACAGCAGAATTACCTCAAGAAATTTATTTTATCAACAATAAAATAGTTGAAAATAGAGAAATAGTACAATTTGAATTAGTTTCAACTTTTGATTTAGAGGAATTATTTATACCTCAAAAACAGGTTACAAGAAAAGATTTCCCTGCTGTTGGGACTTTTGTAAATCAATGACTTGGAAAGATCAAGCTTTAAAACATATAGAAGAATGTATGCCGAAAGAATCTTGCGGCCTTTTAGCGATAATAAAAGGACAAGAAACCTATTGGCCTTGTAAAAATATTGCAGAAAGTGGATTTGACTATTTTGTTATTAACCCTGATGATTGGGCAGAATGTGAAGATACAGGTGAAATTATTGGGATTGTTCATAGTCACCCTGTCGGTTCTTGCCATCCTTCAGATAATGACAAAGCAAGCTGCGAACATCTTGGTCTGCCCTGGTATATATACAGCGTAAAAAATAAAGAATGGCATAATTTTAAACCTAGCGGATACAAAAGTCCTTTTTTAATTGGACGAAGTTTTATTTGGGGTGTGCATGATTGTTGGAGTTTAATTTGTGATTTTTATAAACAAAATTTAAATATAAATTTAAAAAAATGGCCAAGACCAAAAACAATAAAATCTTTTGCAGAGAATCCTTATTTTGAAAAAGTTTTAACAGGTTCTGGATTTAAAGAGGTTGATTCTGAGGATATTAAAAAAAATGATGTTTTATTAATGGATTCTGGCAACAATAAATTAGCTCACGTTGCTTTGTTTATAGGTGATCAAACTATTTTGCATCATTGTTTAGGTAAGTTAAGTTGTAGGGAATTATATGATTTAAAATATATACAAATAACTAAAAAGGTTTTTAGATATGCAGCTTAAAAAAATTAGGATATATGGAAGATTAAGAAAGTTTTTAGGCCAATCGTATTTTGAGGCGGCTGTTTCAAGCCCTGCAGAAGCATTTTGCTTTTTACTTGCAAATTTTCCCGAAGTTGAAAAACATATGTCTAATCAATTTTACAAAATAAAAATGAACAATACAGAAATAGATTTAGATTATATAGAAATGAAAGGTCAAGGAGATATTCAAATAATACCTGTTGCTACAGGTTCTGGGCCTTTAGCGGCTGCTATAGGAGGAGCGATAAAAATTGGCGGTGCTATTTTCGGTGCTGTTAAGGCCGTTAGTGCTGTACCTGTTTTAGGCACTGTGGTAAAATCAACGCTTTTTAATGTTGGAATAAATTTAGTTAATAGATTAATAACACCAACACAATCACCACCACAAAGAAATATTGAAGATCTCGTATCTCAAAATGATCCTATTGCAGCAGAGGCTTTTAATTCTTTTGGTTTTTCAACTCCTACTAATACCAGTAATGCTGGTGTCCCGATTCCTATAATATACGGTGAAGTTTATACAGGATCTGTTGTAATTAGTTCAGGCATTGATACAGATCAAACAGAGGGTTTTAACTGATGGGAATACCAAATAGAAAAAAATCTATATCAGATAGACATAGAGCAAAACATAAAATACCTTCTAAAAAAGATGCAATTGCATCAATACAACATCAAACCATTATTGATTTACTAGGTAGTGGAGAAATTGAAGGGTTTCCTAGTGCTACAGGCAGTAAAGGTTCAGATGAATATAACGAATCAAGCCTTAAAGATGTATTTCTTGATGGGAGTCAAGTTCTTAAACAATCTGCGGGGACAAATCCAGATGAAACTGATTTTAATTTTAAAAATGTAACTTTTGAACCTAGATTTGGAACTTCAAACCAAGATCCAATTGACTTTATATCTGAAACTGAAAGAGAAAATTCAGTTGGAGTAAAAGTTACAAAAGATAATCCTGTATCAAGAGATATTACTGATACAAATGTAAACGCAGTTAGAGTAACATTAGTATTTCCTTCTTTACAAGAATTTGAAGATGATGGTGATATAAATGGAGCAGCAGTCAAATTAAATATACAAACAATTGAAAATGACGGCACTACAAAAACTGTCATTAGTGATACTGTTAAAGGAAGATCAGCAAGCTCATATTTTATAGACTATAAAATTAAGTTAAAATCTTCTACAAGCTTTCCAGTAACTATTAGAGTCAACAGAGTAACATCTGATAGTACAAGTTCAAAAAAAGCAAATGACTTCTTATGGTCATCTTTTACAGAAATTTTTACAGAACAAAAATCTTATCCAGATATGGCACATGTAGGCATCCGCTTTGATGCTGAGACATTTTCTAACATACCAAGAAGATCATATAGAGTTCGCGGAACAAAAATAAAAATTCCACATAATAGTACAGTTAGGTCTGATGGTTCTTTAAGTTATAGTGGCACTTTTAATGGAACATTTAAAGCTAATAAAGAATGGACAAGCGATCCAGCATGGATTTTATATGATTTATTAACTTCATCTAAAGGATTAGGAGATCATATTGCAGAAAGTGATTTAGATGTTTTTAGCTTCTTTTCTGCTAGTCAATACGCATCAGAGCAAGTTGATGATGGATCAGGGACAGGAAGTACAGAACCTAGATTCTCTTTTAATGCTGTTTTAAATACCAGAAAACAGGCTTATCGAGTTATTAATGATCTTTGTTCAGTGATGAGAGCTATGCCGTTTTATTCGGCTGGTAATGTTGAAATTTCTTGTGATAAACCTACTGATGCTTCTTATTTATTTAACTTGTCAAATGTAACTGAAGAAGGTTTTGTTTATGGCAGTACAAGTAAAGGAACAAAATTCTCTGTTGTTAATGTTGCTTATTTTGATAATGAGACTCAAACAATTGATTATGAGACTGTTGAAGATACATCCTTACAAACAAAATATGGTCAGAATATAACAAATATCACTGCATTTGCTACAAATTCAAGAGGTCAGGCATCAAGATTAGGTAAATGGTTTTTATATACCCAATCGAACGAAGCACAAACGGTGACTTTTACTACAACCCTAGAAGCTGGTGTAATTGTTCGATGTGGTGCTGTTATAAGTATTCAAGATCCAATGAAGGCTGGTGTACGAAGAGGAGGACGAATTAAAACAGGTGTTTCAACAACTGAAATTATTGTTGACGATTCAAATAATACTGATTTAGTTACAACAGATTCTGCTACATTGTCTGTTATTTTAACTGATGGGTCTTTAGAAACAAAATCTATAAGTAGTATTTCAGGCTCAACAATAACGGTATCTTCCGCATTTAGTTCTGTACCACAATCAAACAGTGTATGGGTTATCGAAAATACATCTTTACAATTACAGTTATTTCGAGTTATTTCAGTAGCTGAAGCTTCTGAATTTAATTACACCATTAAGGGAATTGCTTATGATCCTAATAAGTATTCTTTTGTTGAAGATGGAACAGCATTACCTACAAGAACAATTACAACTCTTACTGAGATAAAACCATCACCAAGCAGTCTGCAGGGTACAGAGCAAATCGTTGTTTTAAACAATAGGGCTGTAAGTAAATTATTTATTACTTGGCAACCTGTAAATGGTGTAACAGAATATTTTGTAAGATATAGATTTAAAAATGAAAACTTTATAACTGAAACTGTTTCAAGACCTGATTTTACAATTTTTGAAACATTGAACGGAACTTATGATATAGAAGTTTTTAGTATTAATGCCTTGGGGGAGCCTAGTGAAAACGCGGCTGAAACTCAATTTACAACTGTTGGCAAAACCGCTTTACCTGATGATGTCCAGAATGTGCAGATAGAACCTTTATCAGATCAGTTTGTAAGATTACGATTTGATCAATCAACCTCTGTTGATGTAGTTCACGGAGGCAATGTTGTAATTCGTAGCTCAAACCTTACAACAGGTGCGACTTTTACAAATGCTGTAGATGTAGTTCCAGAACTTGCTGGAAATATCAGCGAGGCGATTGTGCCTAATATTGGAACTGGTACTTATCTTTTAGTTTTTAAGGATGATGGTGATCGCTTAAGTGAAAACGCAGCCTCAATAGTAAATATTTCAACAGAACCAGATGTATTGCCAAAACTTTCAATTTTAGTGGAAAGAGAAGATTTAGACAGCCCACCTTTTCAAGGTGTCAGGGATGATTGTTTCTTCTCTGATGAAGTTAATGGTTTGGTTTTAGGATCTACAGATTTAATTGATGATGTTACAGATTTTGATGCTATAGCTGATTTTGATTTTCTTGGTAATGTTGACTTTTTAACAGGTGGTCAATATTTTTTTAAAAATACTCTTGATCTTGGAGGAAAACAGCCTTTGAAATTAAGAAGGCATTTTGTAACTCAAGGCTTTACTCCTAATGATTTAATTGATAAAAGGACAGCAAATATAGACACATGGACAGATTTCGATGCTGCCACTAGCACAAATGTTAATGCTACTTTGTCTGTTGCTATAACTGATTCTGATCCTGATTTGTTTGTAGCGGCTACATATACAATTAATGATGGTGCTGGGGGTTCAGGCACCACAATTACAATCACAAAAACATCACATGGTTATAGTGTCGGGAGTCTTGTAACTTTAGATTTTACTTCTGGAACAGGTGTTGATGGAGACTATATTATTCAATCTGTGCCTAATGCAAATACTTACACTTTAACATCTGCAACTTCTTTAAATACCAGTGGAAATTGTACTTATTCAGCAGAATTTGAACAATATCAAAAGTTTGTAAATGGTACATACATTGCAAGAGGTTTTAAGTTTAAATGTGACCTTTTATCAAATGATCCAGCACAATCTATCGAAATTGATCAACTTGGATATGTTGCAGAAATAGCAAGTAGAACAGAGACAAGTTTAGGAAATGCAGCAGCATCAAGCGGTGGATTTATTGCTTCTGGTACGTCTACGAAGTCAATAGTATTTTCTGATAATTTTTTTACAGGACAGGGAGGAACAAGTGTTGGTGTAAATTCTGTTTTACCTTCAATAGGAATAACCATAGAAAATCAATCGCAAGGAGACTTTTTTACTTTGTCAAATATTACAGGTACTGGATTTGATATAGATATAAAAGATTTAAACGGAAACCATGTTAACAGAAACTTTAAATATGCCGCAACAGGTTTTGGTCGTGGTAGTTAACAATAAATTAGGATATACTTAAAGAAAATTTTGGATTAGGAAATGGCACAACACGACTATATAATTGATAATGCCACAGGTGCGAACGTGCGTTCAGACATTAATAGCGTTTTGCAAGCAATAGCAAGCAATAATTCTGGTTCTTCTGATCCTTCAACTACTTACGCATTTCAATTCTTTGCAGATACAACAAATAATGTAATGAAGATAAGAAACGCTGCAAATAACGCATTTATAGAACTGTTCCAATTAGATGGTACTTTTACTCTTGAAGATGGCTCTGCAAGCACCCCAGCATTAGCTTTTCGTGATGATTTAAATACAGGTATTTTTAGCTCTGCTGCTGATAATTTAGATATTTCCACTGGTGGAACTACTAGGGTTAATGTAAGTTCAACAGGAATTAATGTTACTGGAACGGTTATTGATGATGGAGCGACCCATGATGGAGATGTAACGTTTACAGGAGCAGCAGCTAATATTGTTTTTGATAAATCAGATAATGCTTTAGAGTTTGCTGATAATGCCAAGGCTACTTTTGGTGCGGATGCTGATCTAACCATCTCGCATGATGGGAGCAACTCGATTATTAATGATACTGGCACTGGTGAACTGCAACTACAAAGGTCAGGTAATACAATTCTTTCTTTAACTGGTACTGGTATAAAAGTAAGTGATCCAAGTGGAGATGCTGCAATAGAAATAGAAGGCTTTGAAGGTAATGATGCAAAATTAGTATTAGCTTCTGACGAGGGTGATGATAATGGAGATACATGGGAAGTTTTTGCTCGAGCAAGCGATCAAAATCTAATATTAAAAAATAATGTAAGTGGTAGTCAAGCTTCAAAATGGATTATTGATACAAGTGGAAATGTACAGCAAGCGGGAGGATTACGACTAAGCGGAGAAACAGCCTCAGCCAACTTGTTAGATGATTATGAAGAGGGGTCTTGGACACCTGATCTTAGAATTGGTGGTTCAACAACTGGAATTACTTATGATGCTTCTGACCCTCAAAGCGGTAGATATGTAAAAATAGGGAGACAGGTAACAGTTAATTATTCTTTATCATTAACAAGTAAAGGTTCTCAGAGTGGAAATGTATCTATTTTTGGTTTACCATTTGCCGTTGCCGCTGACATGACAGGTGTAACTACTCATGCAAGTGGACTTGTTGGATTTTTTAATAATATTACTAACAGTTCTGTTGTTTTGAATCTTGCAAGTAGTAATAATAGCGGAGCAGCTTTAGCTTTAAGACATACAGTTGGTGCAGAGGATGATCCTGATGTATTGGGTGCGGCTGAATTAACAGATACCTCAGAATTTAGAGGGTCTATAACATATTTTACCGATGCTTAGACCGAAGCTAAGTCTATAAACTAAGCCTTAAACCTGTTTTAATCGGAGATTAATCCTAATGGCACTTACAGAGTCAATTGAATATGACAAAATTGAAATTGTTAACGCTCAGTACAAGCAAATTCATGTAAGAAAAGCGTCTGTTATAAAAAAAGATGGCAAAGAACTTACAAGATCATATGAAAGATATGTTTTAACAGCAGGAACCTTAGATTCTTCAGATAATTTAGTTGATACTGACTTATCAGGACAGCCAGCAGAAGTAACTACTATATGTAACGCTGCATGGACTACTGATGTAAAAGCCGCATGGAAAGCTAAATTGATTGCAGATAAAACAGCTACAGCATAATTATCATGAATAATCAAAAACGCATAGATCAATTAAAACTTGAAATGCAAGTAGCTGTTGATGAGTTTAATAAAATACAAGAAAAAATTAAAGAACTTGTTGTAGGTCGTGATTTGTTAAAATTAAAAGCTTATTCTTGCGAGGAAAGAATTAAAGAACTTCAATTTCAAGAAACAGAGCATTTAAATTTAAAGAAAGATCAAAAAACTCTATATGGAGAAATTAATTAGTTTTAGTGTGCATCTGCCTTGTCATAAGGCTCATGGTGACGTACAAGGGTGATAGACCTATAATTAGCAGTAGAACAGCTATGCTCATAACTGACATAGCTTTAATTAATCCAAATTTAATCATTTTTTGTATGCTAAATCGTGTTTGTCAGATTTTAAGTATCCTCTCATTTTTAATGGTAACTTCAGTTATAGGAGGAGGGTACTTTGGATATAAGTATGTAACATCCCCAGAATTTGAAAGAACGATAAAAAACAAACTTATGGGCGATTTACAAAAAAAATTACCTGATGTAATGAAAAACACCTTACCAGAAACTACAGGCGAATCATTTGCTATTCCAAAAAAAATAGGTTTGTAATTGGAAATTCCAAAAATAGATATTCCACAAATACAAATTAAAGAAATATATATTCCTAAAATTAGATCATGGG